TCAACCACGTCAACACCACCGACTACGACAACCTCCGTCCCCGCGAGCACGACCACGCTCGCAACTACTACGACATTGAGTCCGACTACCTCTACCCTCCCCCCGACGACTACTACGACCACGTTGCTCGCCACTACTACGACGGTGCCGACAACCACCTCTTCAGCACCCGCCACAACTACGACTAATCCGGCCCCCCTCTCGGCACAAGAAGAGAAGACATCGGCTATGATTGCTAGGGTAAGCAATCAAGAACTTGCCGAATCCGTGGCTGAAATACTCAGTACAGATGGCGAAATAACCGTAGATGCGGTTCAGGATCTGGTCAACAACGAAGAGTTTGAGAGCCTTGACGAGGAGACCCTAGAGGTCATCAGCGGGGCCCTATCTGCCGCTCCAGACGAGGTCAAAGAAGAGTTTGAGGCAGAAGTCAACGTATTCTCTGGGACTTTCGATAACTACATACCTTCCGGTTCTAAGATCAGTGTCGAGGATCGAAGGGTAGTAATTGCCGTAACGGCCACCATTTCGGCGTCCATAGCCGCCCCCGCCTCTGGCGGTGGCAGGAGGAGACGCTGATGTTCAAGCGTTTATTTAGAGAGGGCCACGCCCTGATCTGGACCGTCTCGGGAACCGGTTTAGTGCTAATCACCCTGTCCGGGGACGTTCTGAAATATGCCCTGTGGATTAGCGTTATCTCCCTCGTCGCCCACCTCGCAGGGTTTATACTCATGAAGGATGATGGAGATGACTAAAAAGACCGCAAGCATGATCAAGGACGTGGCTGTCCGTATGTTCGCCACGTTTACCGCGTCTGCCCTGAGCATTATTTCTGGTGCCGCCATTATTGGCGATATCGAAATGCACAAGGCCGCTCTTCTGGCTGGGTTCGTGGCCGTTGCTCAGGTTGCTGAGAGACTGGCCCGTGCCAGTATGGACGGAACCCTTACGAAAGAAGAGATTGACGAGGCTTTTCTTGGTGCTCGCATCAAGAAGGAAACCCAGTAACCCCCACCCATCTGTGCTAGGGTTATACCCGTAATAACCCCTATCGGAGGTATTCATATGTTTGATCCCAAGTTCCTCAAGGATGCTGGAGAGCGTGCGGTTGCGACCGTTGCTCAGACGTTCGTTGCCCTCGTTGGCACCGACGCTCTGGACATCCTGTCGGTGAACATTGCTGACGCTGTCAAGGCCGCTGTCGCTGCCGGTGTCCTCTCGTTCGTGAAGTCGTTCGCCGCCAGCAAGGTTGGCGACAAGTCGGCTTCGGCTGTCCGTCTGGGCTGATCATGGGCCGTCCGTACACCGGATTTGACGTTATTGCCGGAGGCAAGAGGGCAGGCTTTGAGACCTTTATCGATCTCTTAGAAGCCCACTTTGGCCTGTGGAATAACGGGACTTTCGGCGTACGTAAGAAGAGAGGGAAGTCGTCTTACTCCGTTCATGCGACGGGCAGGGCGGGGGACCTTAGTTGGCGAGGCGCACCGTATCGTGGCCCCGGCAACTATGAAGCCGCCTGTAGGATGATGGACTTCCTTGCCGCTAATGCGGACGCTCTCTTCGTTGAGGCGATCTTCGATTACTACCCTGCGCCCCACGGTCGTGGTTGGAAGTGCGACCGTGGTGGCTGGCAGGTGTATGACAAGCCCGCTTTCTCTGGTGCGCCCGGAGGAGATTGGGTCCATGTCGAGGTCAGCAATGACAAGGCGGACGACCCCCAGTACTACATCGACACCATGAAGCGCCTGCTGGGCGACTCCCCCGTGCCGCCTGCACCGGCTCCTGCCAAGAAGACTCCCACCGCTCCCCCCGGAAAGAAGCCATGGCTTCAGGTCGGGTCTAAGGGTGCGGCGGTCAAGAAGGTTCAGGAACTCGTCGGTGCTGATCCTGTGGACGGTGACTACGGTCGCAAAACCGAGGCCGCTGTCAAGGCTTGGCAGGCTGAGCATGACCTTCATGTCGATGGTATCTGGGGTCCCGGCTCCGAGAAGCACGCTAAGAACTGCGCCTGTAAGCCCGCTGAGCCTGCTCCTGAGCCGGTTGCCTCGGTGAAGATTGGCCCTGAGAAGAAGCCTGCGCCCGAGTTCCCCGGCAATATGCAGAGGGGTACCCGTGGTGAGCACGTCAAGGCGGTGCAGGAAAAGGTGGGAGCCACACCGGACGGCTGGTACGGCCCCGCTACCGAGCGCCGTGTCAAGGAGTGGCAAAAGGCCAATGGTCTTACGGTTGACGGCGTAGTCGGCCCCAAGACCTTCGCCGCTATGTTTGGCTGAGGTAACAGATGAAGAACATAGCCGTACCATTTAGGTTTACGGGTGGGCGTGTTGCCGCAACTACGAACACTGACATCATCGCTCGTCAGAAGATCGTCGATGCCTTGACAACTGCGCCCCCAGAACGGTTCGGCCTCCCTAACTACGGAGCCAATCTCTACTCCCTGCTATTTGAGCCAATCGATGAACTCGTCGAATCCGATTTCAAGATTGATGCTATTATGGAAGTACATGACCGGGTGTCTGGAGTTACCATCCACGATATCCGTATCAGGCAGAACGAAATCGATAACAGCACTGCGGACATCTACGTTTACTACTCGTTGCCACTAAGCCCAGCACAGTCGTTTACCTTTACCGTATCTAATACCTTGACCGAGGAAAGTCCGCTCTGATGGCATTTGATTATTCCAGCCGAGATTACGCAACGATCAAGTCCGACCTCTTATCACGTGCTCGGCGTATTGCCCCCGAGTGGACTGACCGTGACCCCTCTGACTTCGGCATGGTGCTCGTTGACCTCTGGGCACAGATGGGCGACGTTCTTCATTACTACGTTGACCGCGCTGCTGGCGAAGCCTTACTTCCCACTGCAACTCAGCGTGAGTCTGTCTTGGCGTTTGCCAACCTGTTCGACTACACCCCTAGCGGACGTACGAGCGCCGCAGGGACGGTGACTCTCCGTAATAGCAGCACTGCCGATACCACCGTCAATGACTACACAAAACTCATTGCACGCTATGACGAGTCGACGTATCAGGCGTACATTCCCGAGGGGGCGACGATAACCGCTGGCTCTACGGCTACGTTTACTGTGTACGAAGGTTTTATAGTCAACTCTCCCGCTGAGACCTTGACTAACTCCGCGTCTGGCCGTGGTTCGCAGCGGTATACGTTATCTAACGACGCTGTTGTACGTAGTTCCCTCGTAGTCACCGTCTACGAAGACGGCGTAACTGCTACTGAGTACCGCCGCATTGATCGCCTGTCTAATGCGACTGCTGGCGACCGGGTGTACAGCGTGCGTACTACCGCCACTGGCTCAACAGAGATTGTGTTCGGAACTGAGGTGCGTGGCTTTATCCCGCCCACCGGCTCTACTATTACTGCTGTTTACGCCTATTCCAGCGGGGCCTCTGGCAATTTACCGGCTAACAGCATTACCGCCTTCAGGGATGCCGCACCAGAAGGTGTGACCATTGTTTCATCGTCTGCTCTATCCGGCGGAGTCAACGAGGAGGCAATCTCCTCTATGAAGAACTCCATCCCGGCTTTTGCTTCAGCGCAGAATCGTGCAGTTACCCAGTTTGATTACGTGAACCTTGCGTTGGGCATTGACGGCGTCTCAAAAGCGGCAGTGGAGTACACCCCTAACCCCGCTGGAGGTGCCTCAGCCGGTAACGCCAGCGTGACCGTGTACCCGCAGGTCAATCGGTCAGCGGATTACCTGACTACCGGTGATACTTCGCAGACCGTCAGTGATTCGGTACAGGCGCAGGTAGTGACCGCTCTGCAACCTCGCGCAATGCTCGGCATTGACGTGGTGTGCGCCCCCACGGTTACTTGGGACACGATTGACCTGACTATCACGGCATATTTATCAGATAATGTTGTCGCTCTATACGCAAAGCGTGACATCGAGACTGCTGTAGATAATTTGTTCAGGTTTGATAACGTGTACTTTGGTCAGACCATGTCGTTGGGTCAGTTTTACCGAGCCATCATGAGTGTTTACGGTGTCAATTACGCGACCATCAGCGTCTTCGATAACGACGGATCTAGCGTGGAAGAATCCATAACTGTTGATCCGTTGAATCTCCCCAAGAAGGGAACGGTGGTCGTTACCGTATCTGGCGGCATCACCGGTACGTAATGGCACGAGTATCATTCACCCTCCGTAAGACCGGTATTGACCGGGGTTCTTACGCACGTTATGACATCGATGTCTATAACACAGCGGCGTCTGCTGGCAATGCCGCCTCCGCTGGCACATGGGTTGTCGATGACACCGAGGGATCAAGAGACTTTGACGTCGCCCTCAGGTCAGATGGCTACTCTATCCCACCCAACGAGTTCGTTGAGAGTTTCCTTGAGGCTAATGCGGTCGCCTACGGTGTTGTAGAGATCGAGTGGGGAGCAGATTTCCCGGGCACTGATCTAGTCGAAGCCCCCACCGCTACCGGGGCTATCTTGATTTATTCCCCAGACGGACAACCCGCCACCGTTACGTCGGGTACGGTGCTCTCGGAATCGAGCACCGAGTTCTTCTACGAGCACACCGGGCTAAGTCAGGGCAGATGGGCTTATTACACGCTCTTTGTGAAGTACGAGTCAACCGTCGCAGAGACCTACTATGAGCCTGCCGCCTCTGTCGAGGTGTTAGTCCCGTACAACTACGGGTCTACTTCTCTGTTGTGGCGACGCCTGCCGCAGTATTACCGAGAGTCCGACATTAGTATCGGTGATTACATCGACTCAGCGTCTGACTACGCCAATATCGAGTTGGGAGTCCTCCCACCGGGTAACGTCGTCGGCCCCCTTTACAAGTTCCTGTCCATATTTGGTTTTGAGATGGATTACGTACGTACCATGCTCGATTACGTCATGGTCTCTCGTGACCCTGCTGAGTCCAATAGCGAAACCCTTGACGCCATTGCTTACACGATTGGTGTGGGCCTCCGCACCGGCATCAGTAACACGGAGCGCATGAGGGCACTGCTTGATGACATTGGGTATTTGCGTCGCTCTAAGGGCACCTTGGAGGGCATTACCGGTATTGCTAGGGCCATTGCCGGTTCGGAACTTGAGATTGACCAAGACAATCGCACCATGAAAGTGTTCGCTCAACGAGTGAACTACATCACCGACCCAGAGGACGCCACCGGGCTGGTTACGCACCGACCCGCTCATAAGGTCGAGGCCGTACGCCCAACATATGCTATGGGAGCATATGACCCGACAACTTATGTTGCCGGTAACAGCGCCACATATCCTTCCTTAGGCTCTATTAGCGCTTACACACCGGGCATGTATTGGACTTCTGCCTCGGCTACCACTTTTGAGGGGCTTCCTGTTGGGGTCGGGGATTACATCGTTGCGTATGACGACGGAGGGTCTACCGCCTTCGCCGTGCATGGCAACGACTTTGCCGCCACCAACTACAGCGCTTATACGACCTACACGGTTGCTGGAACGGACTACACCCCCAATAGTTCCGGGGCTTCGGTGGGCATCACGCACGTCATGTTCCACATCGACTGTCCGATACCCGTTCAGCAGGCGGACCAAGTTGCCTTCTCTGTTCACAGCGCTATCGGCACGTCTGGGTTGAAGTGGGTGCGGCTGGTCAATGAGGCGGGAGACGTGGTGGGTTGGTCTGAAGGTACCACCCGTGCTGGGGATTCCCCCGCCGCACAGGCTGTCGCCGCTACGAACTTGTCTGGAGATGAGTGGACTATCGTATTCATTGAGTTCTTAGTGGATCTCAGCACCGTGTCGACTTATCAGTTGAAGTACCTGCTGGCTGAGCGCAACCTTCTGGGAGAGTACTTCGACGGGTCGTTTACTCGTGGTGGGTGGATTCTCGATCCTGCTGGCAACAGCACCAAGGACTATCTGTGGTCCAGCGAAGGCAGTAATAACGGCAACGCCTACGAGTCGATATCGGTGTACTCCGAGGACTATCAGCGCACTCGCTCTATCGTCAACAACCTTCTCGTCGGCGCGTTGCCGGTCACGGTTGCTGACTACTACACGTTTACTGCGTTCAACGCCATCCCCGGCATGGATGCCATCGACACGTACTTGACGCCTTAGTAACTAGGCTGGTACAGTTCCTCCTCCCAACGAGCCAGAGGAGAGAAGATGGCTACCCACATCATCATGGGCACCGGCCCGTGCCCGAAAGACGCAGTGACGGAGGCGCTCCGAGATGCCCTGACCGACGGCGACACCCTCGCCTTCGCGTGGTCCGGCTCCCCCGTGCCCGAGTCCATCGGAGCCGTGTACGACTACGTTCTCGACCACGAGATCGACTTCGTGCTGTTCTACACCGATGAGCAGAAGGTCCACAGCGCCTTCCGTGAGGCCGACCACGGTACCGTTCAGAAGGTCCGCAACACCTACGCCAGCCTGATGAAGGCCCTCGACGGTAACGTCCTGTTCCTCTGGGACGACGAGGAGGAGGATCTCATCAACTCCGTCTTCGACGTGGTTCCCGATGCCACGGTGCTGGAGTTGAGCAACGGTCTTGCCCCCATCATCATCGCTGAAGACATTCCTGAGGTCGAGACACCTGCCCCCGTGGTTGAGGAGGAGGAGGAGGAAGACGACTACTCCTACACCCGTGAGGAGTTGGAGACCGCCACGGCTTACGTCGTGAAGAGGTACGGGGAGCGCATGGGGTGCGAGGCCAAGACGAAGGCTGGCATCATTGCGGAACTGTTCCCCGAGGACGACACGCTCGTCACGGAGGAGATTCCCGTGGTGCGCCCTGCCGCAGAGGCACCGGCACCCCCCAAGGGGCTTTTGGCTGAGTTGGATTCGGTCATTGAGTCCTTCTTCGACCACGCTCCCGAGACCCCCGATACTGCCATGGCTCGTCTCAAGTTGCACGAGGCTCGTATCTGGGTGACCCGAGTTATCGAGGGTCGTTGACAGACCGCTAGTACCGGTGATACCCTGCGGGGGCACCTCTTGGGGTGTCTCCTCAGGTATGGGACGAGCGGCCTCTTCGGGGGCCGCTCGTCTCGTCTAAGGAGAGAGATGCCTACATTCGGAGCCGACCCAGATGTCCCCGAGAAAGATTGGGAAATGAGCGTTTCGACACCCCGTTACGTCAGCCGTCCCGTACGAGAACTGACGAACTACTTCGCCTACCACAAAAACATGAGAATGAGCCAGCGGTGTGACGAGGACGACAAAGTCAGACTCAACGTCCTGTTCTCCCGCAGGCTGAAGCAGGGCTTCTCCGCAGAGAGCATCAAGGCGACTATCGACAAGTTCTTTCAGACCCCCGAGGGGCAGACCGCCTATCCCGCCCCGCTCTTTTGCACCAACGACGTACAAGCCACGCTGGTAGAGGGCGTGGAGATGCGTGCCAACGACAGCGTATTGCAGTGGCTGGTGGATGGTATGCCCAACAACGACGACCTCTTTGACGACTCCAGAGAGGTCCGTAAGGCCGTTCTGTTGACCTGTGACGAGGCATTGTTCAGGTACCCCACCGTGGTCGCAGAGATACTTCGGGGGGATTCCAGAGAGTTCCATAGCCGCCTTACCGCCTTGGAGGGGCTGATCAAATGGAACCTCGGTGAGGAGAACGACGTGGATGCCCTCCACGAATCCTTGGGGCCGGTCATGCTCCCCAAGGTCTTGACGACGAGGAAGCGCTCGCCTAAGATGCTCGCCTCCCGTAAGCCCACCGTGCAGTTAGCCGTCGCATCAGAGACCGTCAAGAAAAGGCAGGAAGACTGGTGAATTACTCAACGCCTCTGGAATGGAAGAGTGAGGCGTGGTGGCGCAACCGCTCGACTGAGGAGCGCCTGTTCCACCTCCACATCCCCAAACGCATCCGTGAGAACATGTCTGATTGGGATGCTTTCAACATCGGCCCCGACACCAACCTGTTCCTACAGGGGTCGTCCGGTTCCGGTAAGTCACTCATCGCCGCCCACACCCTGACGAGGATCATCAAGAACCACAAGGTGTCTGGGCGGTGGGTAGAGGCTGACGACTACATCGAGATGATCAAGGACTCGTTCGACAACGACGGCCTGCTCCCTGAGATGTACTCGTCCCCACACGTGGTCAAGTACGTCAAGGGCGTGTTCGACGTGGTGGTCATCGACGGGCTGGGCGAAGAGCGCCTGACTGAGTTCGCCAGCCACGAACTGGGAAGCCTCATCCGCAAGCGCTACGACAAGCAGAAGGCGACGATCATCACGTCACGTTTGTCGCTACAGGACATCAAGAACCGCTACGGGAGCCGTCTGGCTAACCCTCTGGCTGACTTCGATCTTGAGGTAGCCCGTGGAAGGTAACGACATCGCCCCCACCACCCACAAGCACATCGCCTGCTGGTTTGAGGACCTGATCATCACTCGCATGGAGGAGCCGGTCAAGCGCCGGTTCTTTCAGCGTGAGAAAGAGGTAACAGAAGAGGAGTGGATCAGGGCAGAGGTGCGAAAGTGGAAGATCAACGAGATGCCTCTCAAGTCCCTCCACCACATGGTGAACCACCTCAATCTCGGGGTGGAGGTGTACACCTACATGGAGGACGAACTCGCAGATGCCGCCACTCACTGGCTGGCACGTAAGGGCATCTCCGTCACGGTCTACGCCTACAACGACCTCAACGATCTGCGGGACGACTTCAAGTACAACCGAGACGTACACACACTGTTCACCCCATACGAGGATGACGCCGCCATGCTGGGTATGCGTGCTACTGTCACCAGACCCGACGGGACATTTGGTATCTGATGGCATCTATTGAGCACCTCGTAATCAGCAAGATCATTGAGGAGCAGTCGCTACACGAGGCTGTTCGCTCCGGCATCAAGCCGATCTACTTCGCCAACGAGTGGGAGAAGGTGTACCAGTGGGTGCTGGATTACAACAACCAGCACGGGGCCGTTCCCTCCGAGCGAGCCTTCCACGTCGCCTACGGTGACATCGACATCGAGGACACGGGTGCTGAGACGTTCAGCGGCCTCTTCGACGAACTGCTCAATGCGTACCGCTCTCGCACCGTCATTGCGGCGGTGTCGGATGCTATGGGGCCACTCGACAAGGACGACGTGTCCGAGGCCATGGCGATCCTGTCCAAGGGTCTTCAGTCAGCCAGCGCTGACACAGCCCGCCTGCGGGACTTCAACATCATCGAGAACTGGGAAGTCCGCTTTGAGCGCTACAAGGAGATGCGTGATACTCCTAACGCACTGCGTGGTATCCCCACCGGCTTCTCTGGGTTGGATCGCATCACTCACGGCCTGCGCCCCCAGCAATTCGTCGTCATGGTGGGCGAGCCTAAGCGAGGCAAGTCGCTGTTTGAGTTGATCATGGCTAACGCCTGCCACCGCCACGGTCTGCGCCCCATGTTCATCTCCTTTGAGATGTCCGTAGCCGAGCAGGAGTCACGCTACGACGCACTCAACGCCAAGGTCCCATATGACCGCATCCTCAGCGGTCAGTTGTCTGAGGCTGAGATGGAGCGCATCCGCAAGTCCATGGTGCTCAGCAAGAACATGCAACCGTTCATCATGTCTGAGGACAGCAGTAGCCTGACCACGGTCAGCGCCATTGCCGCCAAGATTCAGGAGTACCAGCCTGACGCTGTGTACATCGACGGTATGTACCTCATGGACGACGAGCACGGGGAGCCGAAGGGCAGTCCGCAGGCTCTGACCAACATCACCCGGGGCACGAAGCGACTCGCTCAGCGGTTTGATATTCCTATCGTTGGAACGTCGCAGGTGCTATCTTGGAAACTCAACAACAAGCGCACCCGAGCGATCACGGCGGATTCCATTGGCTACACATCATCTTTTGTGCAGGACGCTGACTTGGTACTGGGCGTTGAGCGCAACCCAGACCTCGACGATCAGGCCATTATCCGGGTGGTAGAAGCCCGTACAGCGGGCCGAGCAGAAGTCCACGTCAAGTGGGACTGGCAGACCATGGAGTTTGAGGAGGTGTACGAAGTTGACGAAATCGACCCATCATTCGACTGAGATGGACATCGTGGATCGGCTGGAGTGGTGCGCCATCAGCACCCCCGAGATTCACCTGCTCAGGGAGGCCGCTCAGTACATCCGCAAGTTGAGAGAGGAACTGGCAGAGGCAACGGATGATCGCATCTTTGTGGTAGACGAGGACGATAACGAGATCGCAGTCATTGAGGGCAGTAACGCTGAACTCGTAAGGCGAGCGGCTCTGACTGAGTTCATCACTAATAGTGTGTTGGAGAAAGCACGTGAGCAACAGGAGCAGTGACCTCGTTGAGGTTCTTTCGGGCCTCGGTGTTGAGATCAACAAGATTCAGAGCGACGAGATCAACGGGCGGTGTCCCGTGCATCACCGGATCAAGGGGCGAGAGAGCACTCGCTACTCGTGGTATCTCAACTGCGATACTGGTCTGTGGTTCTGCTTCTCCTGTGGTGGCCGGGGCAACCTGTCCATGCTCATCAGCGAACTGACTAACGACCCGTCCGCTCTGTGGAGCATCCAGTCGCACCTCATCACCTCCGGTCTTCAGCGACTGACGGAGAGCGAGCAGGAGGTCAGGCAGACCTACACCCCTATCGACTGGGGCCAGTACAGCAAGTTCCGCCCCCTGCCGATCCGTATGCGTGAACTCCGCAGGCTCGATGAGGAAGTGACTGCCCGTTACGGTATCCGATGGGATACCACTAACAAGAGCGTGGTTATCCCCATCGTGTCCCCCGTCGGGGAGTTGTGGGGATGGCAGTTGAAGAAGACCGGTTGGGTCCGTAACCACCCGGAGGGCGTGCATAAGGGCGACACTCTGTTCGGTATCGAGCGTGCCCACGCGGAGACCGCGTTGCTTCTGGAGTCGCCTCTGGACGTGGTGCGTTTCCATAGCGTGTATGGGAAGCCTGATATCTCCGCTGTCGCCTCTTTCGGGGCCAATGTTTCGGAGCAGCAGATCCGGCTGCTGACTGACCGCTTTGACGGTTTGATCATTGCGCTCGACAACGACCCCACTGGCCGCATGGAGACTAAGCGTCTCCGTGACCGTCTCCCCTCTCTCCGTAACGGGACTAAGTACTGGAAGTACGAGACCGACGACAAGGACCTTGGGGCCATGTCGGACCACACGATCCTCCACGGTATACGACAGGTAACCGCCGTATATGTTTAGGGGCACCCTGTGGCCGTACCAGCAGGAAGCCGTAGAGCGCATGGTCGACAGGGGCCAGATGTTGCTGGGTATGGTCATGGGTGCTGGCAAGACTCCCACCACGCTGGGGGCTATTGAGCAACTCCACAGCGAGGGCGAGGTGGACCGCTGTCTTGTTGTTGTCCCTGCCTCCCTCAAGTTCCAGTGGCTGAGAGAGATCAGCAAGTTCACTGACGCTAAAGCCACCGTAATCGACGGCCCCAAGAACAAGCGTGACGTTCAGTGGCGTATGTCCATCAACAGCAGGTACGTCATTGTCAATGCTGAGACGTTGGCTAACGACGTGGACCGCATAGGCACCATCCAAGCCGTGGTTATCGATGAGAGCACGATGATCAAGAACCGGTCAGCCAAGCGCTCCCGCCTGCTCAAGAAGGTCGGGAAGACGGTGCCATATCGCTATGCCCTGACAGGTCAGCCCATCGAGAACCGCCCCGAGGAACTCTTCAGCATCATGGAGTTCGTGGACAAAGACGTGCTCGGGGACTTCAAGATGTTTGACCGGACATTTATCGTGCGTGATAACTGGGGCAAACCCACCCGATATCGCAATCTCGACAAGATGCACAAGACGATGCAGGAGTGCATGGTCCGCAAGACCCGGGACGATATCAAGGATCAGTTGCCGGATATCATCCACCAGACTGTCCCGGTCACCTTCGACGCCGGTGGCGCGGCGGCTTACAGACGCATCGCCAATGACCTATTAGCGAAGATATCGGAGGCTATGGGTAAGGGTAAGGGGGGCTTCAACCTATGGGCGCACTACAACGGAGGAGACGGGGATGAGACACAGGGGCAGATTATGTCTCGCCTTACCGTGCTTCGGATGCTTTGCGACAACCATCTTCTGGTACGCAAGTCCGCCACCGATTTCAAGGACCCCAATACGCCGAAGGGCAGTGAGTACGCATATGACATCGTTCATCGAGGATGGCTGGAAGGCGTAACGAAGACCCCCAAGTTGGATGCGGTCGTGGAGTACATCACCGAGGTACTCGATCAGGACAACAACAACAAGGTCGTGCTGTTTTCGTTCTTCAAAGAGAACCTGCGTCTGATTCAGCACGCTATGACCTCCATAACGGACAGCGTTCTGTTCATGGGCGGCATGTCTGCCGAGGAGCGGGACGCATCGAAGCAGCGGTTTGCTGACGATCCCAAGTGTCGACTGTTCCTGTCGTCGGATGCTGGTGGCTACGGCGTGGACCTACCTATGGCGAACTACCTCATCTCCTACGACCTGCCGTGGTCTAGCGGTAAGTTGGAACAGCGGGAGGCTCGCATCATCCGTCTGTCCTCTGAGTTCCCCCACGTAACCATCGCCACGTTCGTCATGCAGGGGAGCATCGAAGAGCGTCAGTACGACATGCTCCAGATGAAGCGCTCGGTCAACGAGGCGTTCATCGACGGCAAGCACCTCAACAAAGAAGGAAGTATGGAATTGACTCTTGACACGCTCAGTGGTTTTCTGCGAGACTCCTCCCTATGAGCGAACTAGAGCGCATTACCGAGGAGTACATGAGCCACTTGCGCCACGTGGAGGCCCTCAACAAGATCGTGGCTGAGTACAAGAAGCAACTATCTGAGGCCGTGGATGCCGAGGGCGAGGAGGACGACAAGGGCCACAAGTGGCTCCAGATCGGCCCCTTCATGCTCCAGAAGCAGAGGCGACAGGGCAACAAGTCCCTCAACATCGAGGCCGCTGAGGAGTGGGCTAAGGAGCGAGGAATCTGGGAGAAGGTCAGCGACGAGATCAGGGTCCTGAACGAGGATGCCCTCATGGCCTACGTCTACGACCACCGGGACGAGGCTGGCATCGAGGACGAGGTCCAGAACCTTTACAAAGAGGCACCAGTTTCTTACGCCTTCATGAAACCGGTCGAGGAAGCAACTTACGACTACTGAGGGTGTGCTAAGTTCGTCTCTCCACACCCCCTAAGACGGAAGGACACAAGTCATGGCAATTGCTATCTCCAAAGACGCCAGCCCCCAGCAGGTCTACGCGGTTATCGGAAATCTCGTTGACGCACACGAGCAGGCCGGTATTGAAACCATCTCCGTCAAGGAACTGAAAGCATGGCTCAACCAAAAGAAGACCAAGTAGTCCGAAAGATTCGCCCATTCAAGTGGGAGATCATGGTAGTAAAAGGTAAAGTGATCTACTACTTCTACGGTCTTACCTACAAAAGCGCGTGCAAACAGCGGGATAATTACTTCAATAGTCTCTGAACAACACAAGGAGTAGCACAAATGGCTGTCTATGAGGATGACCTCAACATCATTATCTCTTGGCTCAAGTCCAAGAACTGTGGCATCTGGGCACAGTGGGACATCAGCGACCCCGATGAGGTCGTGCTCGCCGCTGAATGGATTCGTGGTGTCATGGCCGGTCTGAGTGAGTACTCGGATTGGTATCAGAGCACGAAGGTTGCTGGATGAGCACAGACCCTTTGGATTACTTCAACGCACTCACCAGCAGGCGTGAGCAGGACGACGACGGCCCCGATTACCCCGGTAACGTCGCACCAAGAAATCGTGGAGGGGGCGTTGACAGCGCCACACATGAGTGGCTAAACTCCCTCCGTTCCTATGAGTATCTGGTGAACGGTATGGCTCGCCGGTTCTACACGGTGGGTGCCTTGGCATCCGCACTGAACCGCAAGCCTGTCACCATTCGCTCGTGGGAAGCGAAAGGCTGGATTCCTCCAGCATCATTCCGCACCCCAGCGCCGAAGTCGGAACAGATTCCGGGTAAGGCGGTGAAGGGACGGCGTCTCTACAGCGAGGCACAGATCGTGTTTCTCGTAGAGGCGGCAATGGCATATGCTATCGACGACCCCGACAGTCCTGACTGGAAGGGTTTCCGAAAGCACATTGCCGACAATTACCCAACGACATGAGAAAGAGTTAGAGCCATGGGACGTTTTGACGACGATACCGAAGACACGGGTGGGAGCATTGCTACCGCCCCCGACATCGACCGCACCGAGGCCCGTAGGGTCATCAAGCGGGGATGGGGCAACGTGGAGCAGACCAAGCAGGCTGACTCCCCCTACGCCCAGCGCCTGAAGATTGACGACAAGCCTGTCATCATCAAGTTCTTGGAGGACGAGCCGTACACCTCGTACCGCCAGCACTGGATCGAGCGGCAGGGCCAGAAGTCCTTCACGTGCATCGCTGACATGCACCCCAAGGGTTGCCCGCTGTGTGACGCAGGTCACAGGCCGTCTGCCCGCTTCGCCTTCAACGTCGCTCTGCTGAGCGAGGACGGCGACACCACGATCAAGTCCTATGAGGTTGGCCCTCGGGTCATCGACAGCCTCAAGAACTTCCATCAGGACCCCCGTCAGGGACCACTCCCGAAGCACTACTGGGCGATCAGCCGCTCCGGTAAGGGACCGACCTCGCAGACCAACCACCAGATGGTGCGTGACCGGGATCTGGAGGAGGAGTGGAACATCACCCCCCTGACCGAGGATGGTCTGGAGCAGATCAAGAAGCAGGCGTACGATGCCAGCATCGTGCCCATCCCCAACCGGGAGACTCTCGTCGGCATTGCCGCCGAAGAGATGGAGTGACCCCACTCCATGTCATCCCCTGTGACGGGACGGCGGGGGCCAAGTGCCCCCGCCGTTCTCTCTCCTGAACAACTTCCCGAGATTGTCAGGGCCGTACAGGCAGAGGGCATCTTCTCTTTCGACGTAGAGACCCGTGGCAACATCGAACGCCACGCAGAGGTCATGGACCTCGTCGAAGCAGAGTGGAAGTCCAAGTCAGACAGCCTGAAGTCCACGCACCCCACTGTCGTCCATCGGTCCCGACAGGCCATTGAGGACAAGTGGCGTGGCAACGTAGCCCTCGACACTCTCCGCAACGAGGTCTTCTGGATCGGCATCGCCACCAAGGGTCAGTCGTGGGCTATCCCCATGGGCCACCCCAACGGCGAGGTGCTGGTCCCAGAGCAACGTGGTGACGGCTCGACCATTCCGCCCCCCGGTTATCGGGCGGTCCTCTCCAGCGGTAAGGAGAGCATGGCGAGAGCGAAGTACTACATCCCCGCTACGTTCACCGATCCCCCCGAGCAGATGACGCAGGAGACTGTCTTCTCTGCTCTGGAGCCGCTGTTCATGAGCGAGGACATCGTCAAGGTCAACCAGAACATCAAGTTCGACTGTAAGTCCGTGGCGAAGTACTACGGGGGAGAATTGCCTAAGGGTAGGTACATCGACACGCAGGTGCTCATGCACATCGTCGATGAGAACCTGCCGAGTTACCGGTTGGTCTCTATCCTCGACAAGGTCTTCAACTTCGACCCGTACCACAGGGACGGCAAGATCGGTAAGACCATCACCACCGAGCCGTTCAGCAGGGCGTGCCGGTATGTCCACTACGACGCCCGCTGGGCGTGGCTGGTTTACACCCGCCTGTATCGGAAGATCGCCGCAGTACCGACGCTTATGGACGTGCTTCACCTTGATATCGACGTGCTATCAGTGCTCGCACAGATGGAGATGAACGGTATTCAGGTCAACAAGCGGGAGTTGACTCGGCTGGGCAAGTCGCTCGACCTTGACCTGAACAACAAGGTGGCCGACATCTCTCAGTACGCCCCCGTGGGGTTCAACCCAGACTCCAACGTCCACAAGTCCCACTTACTCTTCGACAAGAAGCGTGAGGGAGGACTGGGGCTGAAGCCAAAGAAGACGACCAGCAGTGGCAAGCCCAGCGTGGACGAGGACTCTCTGAAGTCGCTACAGGGACAGCACCCCGTGGTGGACATGCTCATGGAGTACGCCGAACTCAAGAAGATGAAGTCAACATACGTTGACGGCTTGCTCCCCCTGCTCCACAAGGGCCGACTGCACCCACAGTTCCACCTCCACCGCACGGTTACCTCCCGTCTGTCTGCGAGCGACCCCAACCTCCAGAACATCCCCCGGGATGGCAGGGTGCGGAGCCTGTTCGTGGCAGAGGAGAACAACAGCCTGATCGTGGCTGACTACAGCCAGATCGAGATGCGGATCATGGCGATGTACTCGCAGGACCCCAAACTGCTCCACATCTTCGCAGAGAACATCGACGTACACGCCGGTACGGCCAGCGTCATCCTTGGCAAGCCCCCGGAAGAGATCGACAGCGAAGAGCGCAACATCTATGGCAAGGTTCCCAACTTCCTTATGGGATATGGGGGCGGTCCTAAGCGGCTGGTTGAGGCTACTGGTGGCAAACTTTCCATGGAGGATGCGAAGCAGGTCGTCGAGAACTACAACTCGGGCTACGCCCAACTGACGGAATGGAAGACCCGCACTATCGCTAAGGCTCGGCGTATCGGATACGTGGAGACTATGAAGGGTCGCCGTCGTCGTGTGCCCGACCTGAACTCCGATGACTTTGCTTCTAAGGCTCGCTCTGAGAGGCAGGCGATCAACGCCATCATTCAGGGTACGGCCTCCGAAATCTGTAAGGAAGCCATGGTCCGTGTTCACCGGACTCTTGACTACCCAAAGTGCAGGATGCTCGTACAGGTACACGACGAATTAGTGGTATCCGTCCCCATCGAAGAGATCCCTAAGTGGGAACCTGCACTAGAGCAGGCCATGGGGAATGGTAAGGTAATCATGGGCGTTTCTTTGGAAGTGGAAGCGCATCACGCACAGTCATGGTCAGAGGCGAAAGGCTGATATGGACGAGCAAGAAAGACGCCAATTCCAACGCAATTTCTATTTGAAGTTGTCGCCCATTGACGGGCACGAGATTGCGGAGGAGCAGGGCGGATTCGTTGCCCCATCTGACGAGTCAGCCGAGGCCGAGATTCGTGACACCCTCAAGTTGTGGCTGACCTTACAGCAGGGTAATGCCGGGGAGATCATCGCCAACAGCGCTTGGTGGATGACCCAGTACATGGACCCTGAGAAGCGGTTGGCGGCTACTGATGGGGTGGTCTACCTCGACCGCCTTACGTCGTTTGCGGTCGCTGTCATGGGCCAGTTGCTGGATGCTGGAGTCATCGAACTCAAGGAGATCCCCGAGATTCCCGACATCCTGCTCTCTACCGAGAACCTGCTCAGCCCTGAGAATCTTGACATGCTGAAGAACCTAGAGTCATTATGGGAGGATGACGGTGAGCAATAATGCTTCTTGGTGGGCCAACAAATTGGGAACCCAACAGCCTCAGTATGGGCTAACGGTCCCAGCACAGCGGGCACCTCAGCCCGTACAACAGACGGTCCAACCACAGCAGGTACAGCAGGTACAGCAGGCTGTCCAGCCCGATATGTCTGGCGTGCCGCTGAATCAGGGAGAGCGTCAGCAGACGCTTGATCCCAACCGAGACCCCAACGCCGAGGTCAGCATGGGTGAGGCCATGCGCCTGTGGCGTGGTGGAGAGGCGCACCGCATGGAGGGCAACATGGCGTGCCCTGACTGCGGTAGCACCACCGGCTACACTGCCTACTCTGGTCGGGCCGCTGGCTCGGCTCGGGTAAACGGGCAACAGCCTCGCCCACACTGCTTTGAGTGTGGGTACAACGGCACCTTCTCGCAAGGGATGGAGTCAAACTGGGCATAGAAGGAATAGCGTGAAAGACAGATACAAGTCATTAGATGAGATAGCAGATGAGATCAACAAGAAACTTGGCGAAGAAATCCTTATCAAAGGGAGTGCCGCGAAAGCGGAGGTTCCCCATGTCTCCACTGGTGTCCTCGCCTACGACCTCGCTCTCGGCGGAGGATGGGCCGCAAATCAGTGGAACGAAATCGTCGGAGAAGAGTCTTCGGGAAAGACTGCTATTGCGTATCGCACTATTGCGGCGAACCAGCAGCGAGACCCCGAATGGCTAGCCCTCTGGGTAGCCGCTGAGGAGTACGTCCCCGACTACGCCGCATCGTTTGGCGTAGACCTCGACCGTCTGTGGGTCGTCGAGACCAATGAGATGGAGTCAGCACTGGAACTGGTGCTGAAGGCCGTCGAGAACCGTGCGGTTGATTGCGTGGTCATCGACTCCCTGCCTGCTCTCGTTACTGAGACCGAGGTCAACAAGTCCATGGACGAGGCTTCCGTGGCTACTGGGGCGCAGATCCTCAGCCGCTTCTTCAAGAAGTGCGCTAAGGCCCAGCGCCGTTCCATGACTGACGAGGACCGTTCCTGCACCCTGATCGCCATCAACCAGTGGCGAGACAAGATCGGTGTTATGTACGGCGACCCCCGCACCACCCCCGGTGGTAAGGCCAAGAACTATTACTACTTCACCCGTGTCGAGGTGCGGCGTGATGAGTGGATATCAGAGGGGTCGAAGTTGGACACTCGGGTGGGTCAGACCATCAAGATGCGGGTCATGAAGAACAAGACCTACCGCCCCCAGCAGATCGCTCAGGCTGACTTCTACTTTGCCGATACCTACGGATTCCGTAAGGGCGAGTTTGATACGGTGAAGGACATCGTCAACGTGGCGCTGGCTCTGGAGTTGTTTGAGGGCCGCTACAAGTTTGAGGGTGAGCGCATCGCTAGCAAGAAGGAGGAACTGTATGACATGGTTCGTCAGGACCTTGGCTTGCAGGCTCGCCTCCGTGATGCGGCGACCACGGCTGTGCTGGGAGATCCGACAGGGGAGGAAGTACTTGAGCAGGTATGAGCACCCCTCGCAATGGGATAACTACCGCAAGCCCAAGAAGGACCCGTGGTCAAAGGCCCTGAAGAGGCCATATGACCGTGAGGCTGAGGGGCTGTTGGAGGTATCCAAAACCACCATCCAGCACGTCCACGAACTGGAGATGATCAAGTCACTCCTGACTGCCATCATGAACACGCTTGATGAGCAGAAAGAGTTGATGGAGGATCATTCTGAGATGCTCGACGACCTCATGTATGCCCTGTACAAAGATGAGGAGTGAGTCGCAGAAGCGGTCTAAGAAGCAGGAAGAGCGCACGGCAAAGGCATACAGCGGCTCTCGTAACGTCATGTCGGGAGCAGGGTGGGTCCGCAAAGCGGATGTCCGCACCGAGGAGTTCATGATTGAGAACAAACTCAAGATGGACCCCGACGCTAAGTCGTACAGCGTCAAGGCCGTTGATATGCGTGATCTTGTCAAGCGTGCTCGCCTAGAGGGGCGCATCCCACTGCTACAGATTGACTTGGCAGGCCACCGTTACGTAGTGTTGCCCGAGGACGATTTCTTGGAGATCATTGGTGAGGAAGATAATTAGGACGGGGTTGGCTAGGTCTGGTGACCCCATTACTAGCCATGAGGCGGCTGACAGCGTCACCGGTACGTTGAACGCAAGTCATATTGCAGTTATTGACTGGCTCCGTTCCAATGCTCCCGCTACCGATGATCAGATTGCCGAGGCGATGGTAAATGCTGGCGTTACTGCGAAGCATGAACAGGCTCGCAGGCTTGTTCGTACCTGTCGTGAGCGTTACGGCATAGTTGTACCCGCCATGCTTGACGGGTGTCAGATAGAACTAGTAAATACTTCTGGGCGCTTAGCCCTCGCATGGAAAGTGGCGAAATGACTGACCAGCCGTGGTACATGAAGAACTACAAGGAGCAGTTCAGCGCTAAGAGCAACCAGCGCCTGCTCCCGAGGATCGAAGCCGCACTGGCTATTGAGCAGGCCGAGCGCAATGCCAAGCGTGACACGGTCCACCTGCACCCCAGCGAGATGTCGAAGGACAACTGGTGCGTACGCTCCTCGTACTACAAGATCACTGGTGTAGACGAGAGTGACAGCAGGTCCTTCAACCTCAAGAGCATGAACATCTTTGCCGAGGGCCACAACATTCACGACAAGTGGCAGAGGTGGATGTGGAAGGCAGGGGGCCTCGTCGGCAACTGGAAGTGCTCGATCTGCTCGCACAGGTGGGAGGACACATCCCCCGAGCGATGCCCCACGTGTCTGACTGAGGATATCCGCTACGCCGAGGTGCCTATCGAAGACCCTCGCCACCGGATCATCGGACACGCTGACGGCATCTGGGAGGACGCCGACGGCAGGGCGGTCATCGAGATCAAGTCCGTCGGCCTCGGCACTATCCGCTGGGATGCTCCGAAGTTGTACGAGGGCTATGACAGCGGTGACTTGTCGCTGGATGAGTTGTGGAAGCGAATCAAGCGCCCCCTCACCACCCACCGTCGTCAGGTCAACCTCTATATGCACTGCCTTGGTATCGATAAGGCCGTCGTGATCTACGAGTGGAAGCCATCTCAGGATGTCAAAGAGTTCCAACTGAACTTTGAGCCTGAGTTGGTCGAGCCGATGCTGGAGGGGGCTAAGCAGGTCATCGACGCTCTCGACGACAACTTGGTGCCCATCCGTCCTGACTTCGCCACGCACAAGTCGTGTGCGGCATGTCGTTTCTGTAGTTACAAGACCCACTGTTGGAGTAGTGATAATGGCTGAGATAGTACAAACTGACGCATATGGCATTGCCCCTCTGGGCGCTAGCCGCCCTCGTAAGGTCATCAACTCCGATGCCCGTGAACGCAGGTACCGCAAGGCTATGGCTCTCAAGGAGGACCTCGGCCTGACTAAGGAGGAGCGGTACAGCCTCGCACAGATGATCCCCGGTGTTGACAAGGACTACGGTGGGTCATGGAAGGAACTGGACACCGACCAGTTGCATGACCTGATCACCATGATGGAGGGGTTCATCTGGATCACTCACCTGATGATGGAGCGGGACGATGGGTAATAAGCACAAAGCGAAAGGAACGTCGTTTGAGACACTCGTTGTCAAGTATCTTCGTCCCCGTGGGTTCAAGAAGGCTTACCGTCCTGCTACTTCGGGTTCTTATGACAGTGGTGATATCAACGGTATCCGCAGTGCTAATCGTCAGGCGATTATTCAGTGTAAGAACCAGCGGAAGTTTGAACTCTCTGGATGGCTCGATGACACAGTATCGCAGGCACAGCAGGAAGCAGTCGGGGGGAACGCTCTCCCAGTTCTGGTAGTAAAGCGCCCCGGAGTGGGTGAAAAGAACCTCGGAGATACCTATGCGATTCTTCGCTTAGAGGACCTTTCTGCCCTCCTCAAGGAGGCTGGGTACAACTAATATACTGCCATAGGGTACACAACGGTTTAGAAAGAGGTAACCCATGGCAGAGCAAGAAGACGTTATCAAGGTGTCCGGGTCTAGTAATCCGTCATCTGTTGGGTCAATTCTGGCCCGCGCTATCGTCGCAGGTCAGGCCCCTAAAATGCGGGCCATCGGTGCGTCAGCAGTGAATCAAGCCTCCAAGGCGTGCGCTATCGCTAGAGGCTTCGTCGCCCCTCGTGGTATCGACCTGACCTTCATCATCGGATTCGATGACATTCAAGGCGATTCAGGCGAAACTATCTCGTCTATGACGTGGAAACCGGTCGCACGCTGACCTTTGTGTTACCATAGCGATATGGAAAACAAGAGGTACAAGAACGTGTTTCGGCTTCCGAGTGGGCGAGAGATTCCCTCGGCTATCGACCCCGTTACTGGAGAAGGACCCGTGAAAGTCAGACACTTTAGTGAGGTCCCCGATGGCATCGAGCAAAAAGATCCCGAACCCCGCCCACAGTAGAACTGTCGAACCCACTCCTACTCGTGGGTCTCTCAGTGCAAACGAGGTCGCCAGAATCCACTCAGGTGAAGTGGCTCGGCAGAAGTACCTCTTTGGTCGCCCCCTTAGCCCCACCCCGGCCTCTGTCACCGAGCGCAGTGATGCTCAGGGCACCATGCGTACCTTTTCCCTTGGAGATACGCTGAAGGCTGGCGAGGGCGAGTACTCACAGGGCAACATGATGCGTAGGCAGGTCAACATGATCGCTACGCCCGCTGGCGTTACCGGGTCTACCGAGCGTGGTGATCGGGGCCTTTTATACGGCGAAAGCAAGCAAGTAACAGGTCTTGTAGCCCGTGCTGATGCCCGACAGTCGGCGTTAGAGCACATGATACGTGACACTGGTGCTCCTGAAAAGTCCTCTGTTGGGTCGAACGTCCGTCTCGTTGACCGTGGTATGCGTGACTGGACTGGAAGAACCTCCAGCGCTCGGGAGGCTCTCACATCCCAACGCCCCCGTACCATGGAGTTGCCGAGCGGTAATGCCATTCCGTCTGCGCTCAACCTCGTCAGCGGTCAGGGGCCGGTCAAGGCAGATTTGCAGTTGGTTGCTGAGGGTAAGGAAGAGATGAAACAGAAGGCTCTGGAGGAGCGCCAGAACACCAAGAGCCGTCGGACGAAGACCCGTTCTCTCAAGACCGAGACAAAGGCTGACCCCGCTCTAGCGAAGAGGCAGAAGAAGCAAATCAAGGCCCATGCGGCCAATACGCCGGTAAACCAGCGCCCCGGTGCTGAATCGCCACGCCCCCTCTGAGCGGATGAGTAAGGTATAGATATGGCTAGCCCCGGTAAGTCCTACCCAGACCGTTCTCATGATGAACGCCGGGTGCCAGCAAGGCCCCCGGGTTCTGCTCCCAACGAACTGCGTCCCATCAGGCAACAGGGTCCAACCCTCAGTCCTGAGCAGATTGCTCGGCTAGAGGAACTCGACGCCATGGATGCGCTGATGCGTGATACTGGCGGTAGTAGCCCCATATCACAGGTGAGTGACTATCTGATACGGCGTGATAAGCGCTACTAAGGTCTATGAATAACACCCCAGACATCGAGCAGGAGCCTCTTGAGGAGGACGAACTGCTCAACAAAGTACCTAACAAATACCGGGATCTATACGACTCGGATGACTTTGAGAAGTTCTCAAAGGGGAAGGATTGGGACTGGTGATCATCCAACGCCCACCCAACCGATATATAGCCGACCGAGATAGGCAAGAGCGTGCTGCCAAAGATGCTGAGGGTCCTCGCCCTATTTCTACGATTGGTGGGGGCCGTGGTGGCTCTCTCATGGCTTTCACACAGGCCACTAGCACCGCTAACGGGCGATGAACCAGCAGACCTTCAGCAACTGGGCCGGGGGATATGACCCAGCCGGGGGAGAGACGATGCCCGTCCTCGGTCCCGCTCCGGTCTTCCGTGATGCTAAAGATCAGCGCCTCGCCGCCTTCGGCGCTACGCCTGATACCCAATATCCCGATGGGTATCTGGGGACTATGGATAGCAATAGACGGCAGGATAAGTTGCTTAGCGCCGTCAAGCGTCAGAACCACCGCTCATACAGCCGAGGTGTCCATAAGGGCGAGCGAGTCAACCCCGGTGACTACCTGTGGCCTGAGGAGTTCAACCCCATGACTGGCTTAGAACTTCAGGCTGTAGGGCAGAAGTTCGCACCTCCCGGTGCTGAGCCGATCAGGCTCACCAATGATGGAAAGGCTGGCCCCCGAGGTATTCCCCGAGGACTAGACCGCCCCCAGCAAGAACAAATAGATGTGCAGAGGCAGTCAATGCTGAAGCGCTTGGTACCAAACTGGAGATAAGACATGCCGTGGACCGCATCCGACGCTAGTAAGCACACCAAGAAGGCCGATACTGCCACTGAAAAGCGCCAGTGGGCTAAGGTGGCAAATGCTACTCTGAAGAAAACCGGTAATGAGGGGCGGGCTGTCCGCACCGCTAATGCCGCAGTGGGAGGCGCTAAGAAGAGCGTCGCCAAGAAACGTGGAGGAAAGAAGTAATGCCACACTCACCCGAGCATATGAGGACTGGTGCCAACGAGGCCCGCATCGACTCCAAGTACGCCGCAAAGTGGGGAGCCGAAATGGGCGTTCCCGCTCAGCACGTGTCTGGCCCCGACAACACCTCGTGGTCTGGCAAGGTGCTTGGCCGTCAGGGCAACCAGTTGTTCTTCTCCGCAGAGTCCACTGGCGGTGGGGCTTCGGATTCCCACGCCATCGAGTTCGACACCTCTGCCCATAACGACGCATCGTTTGCCAAGAACTTCGTTGGTAAGCAGTTCAACGTCGAGGGTAAGCGCAGTATGACCCCCAACAAAGAGGGTGGTTGGTCTAGTCGAATGGATCACAGCATCTACCCCAAGAAGGACTGAACTTCGTGAGACGGCCTATTAGATCCATCCACGGACGCATCGCACAGAACATGCGTGATGCTCGGGCCAATATCGGGGAGAGCATTGCCGCTCAGAAAGCCGATAGTGCCGCATACCGGGAGAAGGAAGCCGCACAGGCCGCAGAGGATCAGGCTAAGGTCATACCGTGGAGCGAAGTGCTCGCCAACCCTGAACAGTTCAAGGACAGATAGGAAAAACGATGGCTAAGGACATGAGCCAGTATGGTTCGCAGTTATTCAACATGATGGCTGACGCTCACCGTGCTCAGTACGGGGACGTACGTAACCACCGTGATCAGCCGGTTGCCCAGAAGCCGCACCTTCGCCATATGGATGAGCGCAGTGTTGCTCAGGCCCGTATGGACTACGAGGTGGGCGAGATGGAGGCCCGTGAGGCTGAGCAGGCAGGCAATGACAGCGCCTACAACGCCTACGAGGACAACAGCACTGACCATTACGACGACTACTCGGAAGGGGACTTCTGATGGATGAGGCTAATCCGCAGGGGATGCCCCGCCCCCGTATCAAGACCACTCATAAGGGTTACTCTAACGAGCCGACTCCCAGTAGGTCACGCCCCATGACTTCTGTCCACAAGCGTAACTACGCTGTGGGTGAGGGCAACGCCCCTAAGGGTATGAAGCGCCCTGTTGACCCCTCCACCGAGATCGTTATACGGGCGCTCAGGGAGGGCTGATGGCTCGTCCGTGGCAAACCCGTAGCGAGTATCTCGTTGACCTCGCTCTTGAAGGCGCACTTGCCGCTACTCCTGAGGAGTTGCGTGAGATGCGCCCGGTTGCCGCGCCCCAAAACCCCTTCCCAGAGCGTCGAGGCTTCGCTAAGCAGGTATGGGATATCTATGAGGTCATGAATATCGACCGCTATACCCCTTCGTACCGCTCTTGGGTGTCTGGTATGCCCGTTATGCCCAGTGTCATGAGTGACCAGTCGTGGTCTGGTACTGCTCGTAATGCGATGAGTGAAGGGACTTGGTGATGGAACCGAACAAGCCCTACGGAATCAACCCCCTTGAAGAGGGGCCGATTGACCCTGATCGAGCGTTCGCTCGTCAAACCCGTAACAGCGGTTACGAGGCTGGCATTGCCGGTTCGGAGGGGCGCAAGTTCACTCAAGACCCATATGCGGCTGGTGATGATCGCCTCAAGGCACGCCGCCGAGCGGAAGAGGCCCTCGACTGGAGTGGGAAGATTGGCTCTCGTGGGACTACCAGAAACACTCGCACTGATATGAACTGGGCTATCGCCCCGTCTGGTGGTGGTATCGGTGGCTGATAATAAAAGAACCCGAACTAATCGCCGAGTTATGGATGACTCTTACGAAGCCGGTGGTCCGGCACGGGGCAGTGTCGAGGATCAAAAACTGGGTGTTAGGCCCATGGCTCTTAGAGGCTCGTTCCTGACTGCGCCTTCCGGTATGCAGTCGTGGGACGGCCCTTCTGGAGGAACGTCGGCACGGTACCCGGCGATGCCTACTACTGGGCCCTCGCCCGTCATTAGAGGTGTCGAATACGCCCCCAGCCAGCCTGCCTCTGGCCCTAAGGCTATGGCACAGTTTGTTGCTCCGAACTTCAACCGTGCCGGTCCTCAGGAAGTAAGGCCCACGGGGAACTTCTCAAAGTTCCTTACTCGCTTGGGCGCACTGGCCCCACTTCGTCAGGAAGAGGAGGAGGAACCAGAGGCAGTACGAGAGGAAACACCACCTAAGACTCCCGATACGCCCATCAAAAAGGTTGATCCCGAGGGGCCTAAGGGCCGTCCCGAGGAGCCTAAGGGCGGTGAGCCTTACCAGCCGACGCTGTGGGAGGACTACCGTGACGACCCCACCAACGATGCGCCCCAAGGGCAGATGAGCCTATTTGATGTCGCCGTGCCCAACGTCGTTCAGAAAACCCGCACAGATTTAGAGGCAAAGTACGGGGCACCGGGAAGCCAGCGTAAAGGACCCATGCCTCAGGGTATGGAGTTCCTAACTAGGGGTATGGAGGCGGCTGAGGCCAGTAAGAATCCGTTTGAAAGCCTTGACCCTGCCGTGATCGAAGCCGCAAAAAACATGGAATACCCCAACCGTGGCACCCAGTCGGTTACTCGGCCTGTTCCTCCCCCCGCTAATCGTCCTCCCAACTCACGGAACGTCAAACGGGGCACCAAGTAAAGCCCCCCTATGTTAGGATGCTGATATGGCAGTAAATGAATCTCGCAGTATGAACGCTGATCTCCGTGAGGGAATCACCGATGGCATGGTCAAGAAGCCGAACCCTGACCGGGGCGGCTTCCCCAATGACAACGCCGACGCTGGCTCGGTTCGGGCCACCCTGAGCGAGGACCTGTACGACACGGTTCCGGGCGCTAACCCCACTCAGGGTTACCACGCCGCCCGTGTTGCTGGACCTCCCCACTGACAGCACCACTACGTAGTAGTATGTAGCCGTTACGGCTACCAAGGAGTATCAAATGGCACGTCTCTTGATCTGCAATACCTGTAAGACGGTCGATAAGTTGCCTAACTACGCAACTGAGAACGACCCCGAGGCGAAGCACGACCATCACCTGCGTGATGCCATCGACCTGCACATGCGGAAGTTCGGTGGCCCCCCTGATCGGCATAAGGCCAACCTCTTCAGCATCGACGACGCTGAGTTGGAACTCATCGACGAGTCACGTCTTCAGCAGGCTGTCCATGACGGTCGTCTTGAGGCTTTCCTGAAGGAAGAGCGTGAGCAGTACAAGACCGACGCTCTGGGGTGCTACAACCTCCACAACAGGCCCACGGTGGGCGCTGGATATGGCTCTGGGTGCCCTGACTACCGTGACAAGAGCCGTGCTATCGGGCGTACCGCTGGTCTGCCCCCCGAGGAGTGGAACTACCTCTGCGACTTCTGCCCGTACCACTCGTACGTGGAGCACCAACTCAACAAGAAGCGCAAGTTCTGATGAACGCCACCACGCAGAAGGCGCTGAACACCGCCCTGCTGGTGGGGTGTATCTACGAGATCATTGCCCTCGTGTCCCACGCTGTGCCCACGATCACTCGTCTTCTACGCCTTCTAGGCTCTAAGCCTTTCGGTAAGGCGCTGGTATGGATGTGGTGTGGCTACATCTCGTGGCACTTCTTGGAGCCGCTGGACTCGTGATCCTGTTCAACTTCGACGTACTGGCTCGCCCCAACACTGAACTGGGGGCGAGGGTCCCCGATCCAGAGGGCGTGTACCTTTGGCGTGCCCTGCACGAAGCCTCGGTGGGTCGCTTGGGCGTGCTCTACAGCGGTGATCCAGACACCGTGATGTTTGAGAACTGGATGAAGATCAACCAGATCAAGGCCATCATGTACGACACCACTGGAACAACGGAACCCAAGGTGTGCGCCGAAAAAGCAGCAGCGATCTTGGCTGCTTCTGGCGGCAGAAGTATGTACCTTGATACCAACCCTGAGGTGATATCGCATACATACAGTATGGGTACGCCGTCCCTACTGGTATGTCAGCCGTATGTGGTGCGCCCTGAGTGGTCTACTGAAAAGCCCATGAAAGGCTGGGACGTTCTTACCGAGGAGATCGACCGGCAGGCCATCGCCCGTGCCGAGAAGAAGTGGGGTGACTTCACGTGAGAATCATTCTGTCCGGGGGCGAGAAGGGTACCTACCGCAACATCCTGACCTCTATTGGGGTGCCTTCGATAGCCCTCAATATCACTCAGTTCAACGTCCCCAAGACCAAAGAGATCGACCTCAAGGAACTTCTGGGCGGGGCGTCCATCACCGTCTACACCTCGGACGGGGACGAGGACGTGGACAAGTTCGACGAGTTCATCCGCACTCACGCTGACAGTATCGACATTGTTATCGGGCGACCCGACTACAACGGGGAGTGGCTGGGGGCCAAGTACGTGCCCCTGTGGAACGACGACAAGGACCCCGAGCGCCTCGCCTTCTTATGCCAAAAGCATGGTCGGGTAGCAATAAGTGATAGAGCCATAACGGGCAAAACACTGCCCCGTATCAAGCAACTTCAACAGCGCTGGGGGGCCTCGCTTATCGGCATTACAAGCAAGGTCGATACCATCGAATCAGTGGACTGGGAGGCGGTCGTCGTTTCCTCTTGGACCAGTGTTGTCCGGTACGGAGAGACCCAGATATGGGACGGTCACGGACTGCGTCGATACCCTGCTCAGAAGAAGGATTCAGCCAGAAGGAAGCACCGAAGTGACATCGTTCGTCTCAATGTGGACTATGAGGCGGTACTGGAAGACGACGTTACAGAACTGGCGAAGTTAGCAGTCAAGTCGTGGCTCTCTTGGGAGATGCACACCTTCAATGCTGGGGCCTACCACCCTCCAGCGGACGACGACGAGGCCGAGTTCGATAGCAATACAGAGGGGTCAGATAGCAACTATGACCCCCAAAAAGTAAGTGGCCCAAATCCGGTTTCTACCCTCCCTGCTATTACTACCGACCCCCCTCTGACCCGGCACGAAAGTGACCGAAAGTTGCTACCGGTTATCGGCATCGAGAGAGCAATAGCGAAGAGCACCTTCACCACCCCTGATGGCGAGGAAATCGAGGAAGATCAAGGGGTTGCGGTCAACGTGGTGCGCCACGACGGGTCTGGAATCCGCAACTGCAATAGTTGCTATCTCGCACCCCGATGCCCCGGTTTTCAGGAACATGCAGAATGTGCGTACAAGATTCCCGTAGAACTGAGGACGAAGGATCAGTTACAGGCCGTGCTCACTGCCATGTTGGAGATGCAGTCAGCGCGGGTTCTCTTCGCCCGCTTTGCTGAAGAACTAGAGGGTCAGGGGCTTGATCCTGCGGTATCAGCAGAGATGGATAGGCTATTCAAACTCACGAAAGAGTTCAAAGATATTGAGGACTCACGTGATCTAGTTCGCTTTGAGATGGAAGCACGGGGAAGTGCTGGAGTTCTCTCAAGAATCTTTGGTGAGAAGGCGGCGAGCAAAGCAAATGAGTTATCCCGTCCCATATCAGCAGAAGAGTTAGATATGACCATCCTCGACGCACAAATCGTCGATGAGTAACATATGAAATGATATGGCAAACAAGATCGTAAAGAACAACAACCGCTCGCAGGTTCTGGCTGAGGCCGACGAACTCATCAACGGGGACCGGAACAACCAGTACGGCGAACCCACTGATGACTTCCGTAAGACTGCCGACCTGTGGTCCGTCTACCTCACCTCGGTGGCGAAGGCCCCCGTCACACTGCTTCCGCATGACGTGGCAGTGCTGATGATGATGCTCAAGGTCAGTCGTATCGCTTGGTCTCCGAACAAGCGTGACAACTGGACTGACCTCGCTGGGTATGCCGCATGTGGGTGGGACTGCGTCGTGGCCGAGTCCCTCAATGACGACTAAGCGCTGGGCTGACGACGCTCTCTGCGCTGGCTACCACAGCGAGATGTGGTATCCGCCCCTGTTCAAGGAGGAGCGGACTGCCCCCGAGGCTCAGTACTACGATCTAGGCAAGTTGATCTGCGAGCACTGTCCCATTCAACAGGAGTGCGCCGAGCGTGGAGCCGACGAGGAGTACGGCATGTGGGGCGGTCTTACGCCTAAAGAGCGGAGGCTCAATAGACCCCGGCCCACGAAGACCTACCTGCCGTTGGATAAAATCAAGGTGCTTCCAAAGGCCGATCCAGACGTGCCTCTATTCGTCCCCGAACTGAGGCTGGAGGTCCGTAAGCATTTGAAGCGACGGCCACGGAAGAAGTAGTATCAGAAGGTCCACCCATACAAGAGGAGCACAATGAGCGAAGAACTGTTCGACCACTACGACAAGGTCTCTGACCAGTACGCACTGCCGATGCTGTTGCATCCCGAGAAGGATGTGCGCTGGAGGTCGGAAGCCGAATGTCGTAAGCATCCTGAGGTCGACTTCTTCTACGGTCCCACTGCCCCTGCTATCGCCATCTGCCAGAACTGCTCGGTCAGTGAGGCGTGTCTGAACTTCGCCGTCGACAACGAGATCTACTACGGGGTCTACGGTGGGCTGTCCGGTAAGGACCGCAGGTGGTGGCCCATCCAGCAGGAGCCATCATGATCATCGGTGTCGCCAGTGCGGACTACCTTCGTGCTGACCGCTCCTCTGACGGAGTAGAGAAGTGGGGCGGTGCTGGCTGGGCACGACTGGGCCAGTACATCCCCTACTTCCGTGAGGCTGGTCACGAGGTCTACGTGGGCACGCTGTGGCAGAGGGAAGGCAAGTTGGCCGTGGAGCAGGCAGACGGCTCGGTGGAGTTCCCTGATGTGATCCTGCTACAGCGCATCATGCACGACAAGGTCGATCAGTCGATCAAGTTCGGGCAGGAGCACGGTCAGATCGTTATCAACGATCTCGACGACTGGTACTGGGGGCTGGACCCGAGCAACGAGGCGTTCAAGGCATCGCACCCCAAGTACAACCCCGTCGAGAACACGCTCTTCTATGCCAAGAATATGCAGGCATCGGACGTGCTGACGACCAGCACCCCGTATCTGGCGCAGAGGATGAAGGAGAAGTTCAAGAGGGACCCCATCGTCCTGCCGAACTGCATCGACGTGGGGCGGTTCTCTCCCGTCGATCAGGACGTAGACGTACCCACGGTGGGCTGGGTCGGCTCCACGTCGCACCGCTCAGGAGACATTGAGACGTTGCGTGGAGTCTTTGAGCGGTTCCTGCGTGAAGGCCAGATCAAGATGTACCACGGTGGCGATGCCGTCACCTCGCCGTCGTTCGCCAGCGCCATCGGACTAGATGATGAGTTGGTGGAGCGGTCCCCCAGAAGGACAACCGAGGAGTACCCGCAGTTGCTGACTATGCAGATCGGTATGGTGCCCCTGCGTGATACCCCCTTCAATATGGCTAAGAGCGCTATCAAAGGCTTAGAGTATGCGGCTTCTGGGATTCCGTTCATCGCTGCCGCGCTGCCGAGTTACCGGGAGATCCACGATTTGTGGGGCGGCGGTTTCATGCTGGCTAAGCGACCTATGGACTGGGTAAAGGCCACTAAGAAACTGCTCGATAAGTCACTTCGTATCGAACTTCAGCAGTCTCTGTTGGAGAGTGTCAAACAGCACGACATCCGCCACGGAGCGAAGGCATGGCTGGAACTACTGGAAGGGTTGGCGTAATGGAACTTCTGCTGTGGCTGGCGCTCACCATCGTCATTATGATCCTGCTCAAGACACGATGAGAGTGCTACTCGTAGGCGATACCCACGGTGATCGCCAGTTCGTATCCAACGTGAACCGTCTCGCCAAGACTCAGCGAGCGCAGTACGTCATCCAGTTGGGGGACTTCGGCTACTCCTTCCCTGAGGCCGTGCTGACCTCGATCAGGACGTGGCTCGATGCTGACGAGCGCCGTAAGTGGCTGTGGCTCGACGGGAACCACGACCAGCACGACTACATCCGCTCTGAGATATGTAAGGGCAAGCACCCCAAGAAGCCGGTGGCCCACTTCCACGACCATATGTACTACTGCCCCCGTGGGAGCACGCTACGTATCGGTAAGAAGAAGGTGCTGTTCCTCGGGGGCGCTGTCAGCGTGGACAAGGCTCGTCGCACGCAGGGCGAGAACTGGTGGCCTCAGGAGTCGATCAACACTGCCGACGTGTACCGAGCAATAGACAACGGCAAGGGAGCCGATGTGCTCCTGAGCCACGACTGCCCCGAGTCTCTCGATATCAGACGCTGGCTCCGCTCCAACGGATACAAGAGCGATAGGGACTCACGGCAGAATCGTATGGCTATCAGCGCAGTCGTTGACGAACTCGATATCCCCGAGGTGTACCACGGGCACTACCACCACCGGTACACCGCTCACTACGGCAACACACTGATCGAGGGTCTGGGTGCTAACTACGCACGGGGCGAGCACTCGCCCAAGGCGACGCTCGATCACAACTGCCTGCTACTCGACTGGTAACGCAGAAGAGCAGGGGCCGAAGCCCCTGCTCACTGACGACACTTCCGTTGGGTCTGTCCAGACACCACTCCAGACAGTGGGAGTAACCCCTCAGGAGGTGGCGACCACGGGCCAGATGTACTCCAGCCCGAGTGGGGTGTTGGGCCAGATCGGCCCGTAGAACTCGGGGTCCTTGCGGATGAGGTTGGACCGGTGCGAGATCATGATGTCGTTGAGGAACGACGGGGGAGTGGGGTCATCGCCGTAGTAGACGTGCATATCGAGCACGCCACGGAAGCGCTCCTGTAGCGAGTCCTGATACCCACGGCGCTTCCACTCAGCGCAACAGCGGAACCCGTAGTGGGCGAGGGATGCGATGCTCCCCTCCCACATGCGAGTGGCTGGGTGGTTGACCCACCCCTTGTGCTCCTTGGGGTTGCCGTCGTTGTCTACGCCACGGAGGACGTTGAGAATCTGCCACGCCTCGACACGTTGCTTGCCGAGACGGCGGTAGTCGAGGTGGTGGAATCCAAGGTCGAGGTCTGTGCCCTCGGGGACGAATGTCTGCATGGTGTGCTCCTGTTGGTATGGGGTACTGCTGATCGTAATGCGACGGTGGTCAGTCCTGCAAGACCATCTTGACTCCACCGCCTGTGTGCTTGGAGCACGTGGGTGGATGGGTGGGCGTGACGTAGACGGTGACCGTCTGTCCACATCTGTTGCATTTGTACGTTGAGCCTTTTGACATGGTTCCTCCCTTCTCGACGTACGAAGGTAGCAGATCAGTCGAGATCAAAGATGATCTCCTCGGTAGCGAGGTCGTCCCCGTCCTCAAAGACGAGGCTGAACCCGATGCGGTTGAGGTCTCTGGCGACGTTGTAGATGCCGTTGACCCAGAGCAGGACCGTCTCATCGAACTCCATGAGTTGGTCAGAGGGATCGTCCCAGTTCGGGTTGAAGTCAGACCCGACAACGATGTTGGTCGGAGTCACGTCGTCGTTGATCTGGTTACGCACCACGACGGTGATGAACTGGATGAAGCCCTCGGGGACACGTATGACACCGATATCAAACATGCCTCTTACCCCTCTTGTCTGTACTGAAGTCGAATCCATTCCGCTTCAGCATCGACCTGAAGTTCTTCCATGACCGGTACGAGCCGGTCAATGGCGAGAACACGCAGTGCCCATCTGGAGCCTGCCACTTGACGTGGTTGCCCCTCGTCACCGTGATGGTCCAGCCCCTCTTACGTGCCTCCTTGGCGATCTTCTCCATGTCCTTGTTGTTCATGCCGATAGCCACTTGATCCTCCTCACTTCTTCTTGGCGTAGTACTCGGGATCACGGAGCCAACGCTCTACTTCCCGAGCGATGACGGGGAGTTCGCTCTTGAGTTGCTTCCTGATCTTTGGCCCGATGACCCACACGGTGATCCATACGGCTATGTACAGAGCACCGAGGGCACCGAAGAATAGCCACACCCATGTCGGTGGGCCTTCGGGGGCGTACGGGCCACGACCAGCGTCCGTGATCAACGCCGACCACCACATCACTGATCGTCACCCGACCGCCACTGCTCGATGATGGCCTCCACTGCGT